GCGGCTGGACGTGTCGGGAATATTAATGTAGCAATGTATGAAATCATATATTTTTACATCTGCTTTATCAAAGAAACCAGCACCTAATTGCTGACAAAGTAAAATATTGAATATAGACGATTTTAGTAATGTAGTTTTGCCCGCTGCGTTAGGTCCAGTTAAAACTAAATTGTTGCTTAATTTGTATGTATTTTTTACAATCTTGCTACTTGACGAAGTCAATAGTTCGCCGTAATAAGCATTTTTGAAAGTTGTCTTTTCATTATTACCCACATAATTACAAAAGTTAATACAGTTATTTTTGATATGTTTTTGGAGTGTTGATATATTCTGGATATAACCATTACATCCAAAGGAAAAATATAAAGAATCGATAATGCTTTGGTCGTTATGTAATTTGTAGAAACATTTCATTAGATTTCCCAGTTCAAATATTTTCTTAAAGCTTATTTGATATACATTAATCTTATTCAACATCGCCAAATAATTATTTAAGATAACTAAATTGTTATTCAGTTGCGTATTAAAGTTTTTGTATGTTACCAGGTTTGATGTATGTTTTAATAAATTGTTGAAGTTATAGATGGATTTACTAATATAATCTCTTATACTGAAAATTTTATCGTGTATATATTTGATATTTTTATAGAAATTACCACAACTGATTACGTTGTTATACATTTGAAATCCGTAGAAAATAATACTTACTAACAGGTATATTTTGGTTGAGACTGGTGCCTCGTGAAAATCATTAAAGAATTGACCTAAAATATGGCTACTAAATACTTGCTTTAGATGTTCGAAATACGTTTCTAATGTAACATCATGTCCCTGTAATTTTATAATAAAAAAAGGTAATAATAATAGTATGACGGGTGCTAACAGACTTAATACTGGATTAGCCAGATTGAATATTGAGAGCATTTGCATACACATTTCATCGTTGTTATATTTTTTAAGAAAGGGCAGGTCTATATATTGATATTTCTCCATAAACCCATTATCTTTTGTAATGTCCTGACAAGAATTATAGCAATTTTCGCATAATTCACTATCATTTTCAAAAGACACGGTATTTTTATAATTTGTCAATAAGTTTTGCGTTTCATTCAAAAAACCCTTGTCGTTAGTATAAAAGTTGCTCCATTTATTGGTTATACATTGTTCTATTTGATTTTTAGGTTGAAATATAGAATTATACAAATTCTCCTTGTAAGTATTCCCAGATAAATCTGAAGGATTTTTAAATTCCATTAATTCTAAATCTGTTTGTATGCTATCCTGTATTTCTATTTTTTCATCTATCGTTTCAATCGGCAATTTAAATTGTTCCTCTATTAAGTTGTTTTGCTGTGTGGTATTTTCGTCGGCACTTAATAATTGTAGTATTTTTTCCATTATAATATAATATATAATTTTTAGATATAGCAAACGAAATATACAATTAATTGAAATATATAAAAAATACAATATAAGAGTTCATTACCTATTAATATAATATGAGTCCATTAACATATGACATTAATTTTATAATGGAATTGTCTAAAAATATTCCAGAAAAACATTTGAATAATGATGTTGAAAATTATTTGAATAACATTTTGATTGATATCAAGAAACCAAATAATACCGCTCCTGTTTTTAAAAATAATTCGTATCATAAAAATCACAAAAATGTGAGACATTTTAAAAATAATAATAATAATAGGCGGCAACCAACATACAATAAGGACGCAAATGCGACCGATAAAACCATAGTTAGTAAAACATCGCCAGATAAAGAGGTTGTTAGTAAGGATAGTATTGAAAAAAACTTATCTGATAATTTGATTATTGATAAACCCATCGCTCAAAATTATAGAATTAATAGAATGTGCTATATTAATAACAAATCGGATTATGATATGATTATTACTAATATTAGAAAAATTCTAAACAAAATTACAGAACAAACATACCAAAAACTAAAAAATGAATTTTTATGCTATTATAAATCAATTTATAAGGATATTAGTAGTGATGACCTAAATAAGATTAACATGTATATATTTGATTCTCTTGTTTATAATAACATTCCCTTTAATAATCTATATTCAGATTTGTTAAATGATTTAATTGTTATTGACCCAAAATTTACTGATATACTTAATGATAATCTGAAAATTTTCTACGATGTCTATAAATATGTTAAACTTCCCGAATCAATTGATTATGATGAGATAAGCAAAACCAATAAACATAACGATAGATATAAATGCTTGTGTGGATTTTATATTTTTTGTAGTAAAATTAAGTTAGTTCCTGAAAACCATGCTTTAGATTCCATCGCAAATTTACAGAAAGAATTAATGGTTAATATTAAATTAGAAGGCAAAAAAGACTATAATGAGCTACTTTCGCAATTTATTTTTTTTATAGTTTCGAATATAACGCTTACGAACAAAGAACACGAAATCGTTAAAAATATTGAATATTTAGCAGGTTTAACAACTAAATCTTACCCGAGTATCAGTAATAAAATAATCTTCAAGCATAAGGATATGGTTGAAAGAAATATCAAATATAATTAAATATGTTTTAAAATTGATTAATTAAAAATAAAAATTTATAATTAATCATAAACTATTAAATGACGGTTGATTGGTCTAACACAGTTTTATATAAATTATGTTCTAACAACCCACTTATTGAAGACGAATATGTAGGTAAGTCAGGAGATTTTCATATACGGAAAATAGCACATAAGAGCGTTTGTAATAATGTAAAGAGTGAAGGGTATAATTACGAGGTTTATAAATTCATTAGAGAGAACGGCGGATATGATAATTGGGATTTTGAAATATTAGAAACGGCAAATTTAGAAAATGAAAAAGAAGCATCAAATCTGGAGAGATATTGGATTGAAAAACTTAAGCCATCACTAAATGAAAGATTACCAGCACAAACACCCGAAGAAAGAGCCGAATATCATAGAGAATATAACCGTATCAGGTATAAAAAAAATATGGAAGACCCAGAATTTAGAAAGAAAAAATATGAGACTAATAAAAAACGGAGTGAAGACCCAGAAGTTAAAAAGAAAGAGGCTGCGACGAAGAAAGAACAAATAACTTGTATTTGTGGTGCTATTCATACCAGGGGTGGTAAAAGCCAGCATCTTAAAAGTGAAAAACACAACGAATTTGTAAAAAATAATCCACAAGAAACATAAGAAATAGTTGAAAGAATATATAACTATATAAAAATATAAAAACTGATTACTATTATAATTATTTATATTAATGGAGCAAATTGATTTGAATATTGATAATTACGAATACAAAGATATATTGGCTTTGTTTGGATTAAATAAAAATTTTACCGAGAGAGATATAAAAAATGTAAAGAGAAAGGTATTACAAACTCACCCAGATAAGAGTGGATTAGATAAAAAGTTTTTCTTATTTTTTACTGCGATATTCAAAGTCCTACATTCTGTATATGAGTTTAAAGCAAAAGCAAATGTTAATTTAAATGAAGAAATAGAATATTCAGTAGAAGAGACTGGTGAAAATGAAGTAGTAGTAAATAATTTACGAGAGAAGTACAGTACCAAGGAATTCAACAATTGGTTTAATAAAGAATTTGATAAGATAAAATTGAATAATGATTATGAAGATACAGGTTATGGAGACTGGTTAAAAAATGCGGAGGATAGTGAGGTCTGTACGAATAAAACGGAGATGAATGAAATGATAGATAGGAAGAAGAAAAATTTGCGGTCTGTAATAAAATTTGATGGTATTCATGAATCTAATAATGGTAGTTATAATGATTTAGCTAATAACAAGCCAGCAGAGTACTCATCGGGAATGTTTAGTAAATTACAATTTGAGGATTTACGAAAGGCACACGATGAAAGTGTAATACCAGTAACGGAAGATGATTTTAATAGTCGGTATAGTTCTATGGAGGATATAAAATTACAACGGCATCAGCAAAGTTTAAATCCATTAAGTGAGGTAGAAGGGAGAGAATATTTAAATAGTCAAAAGTCAAACGAAGATGAAGTGGGTGCGTCTCGCGCATTTAAGTTGGCGGCACAAGAGAGGGAAGCATCTCGTGGGAGTAATAGTTTCTGGACTTCGTTAAAACAACTAAAAT